GTAGCAGCTCCTGCAAATGTCAGTAAGCCGTCCTCGAATTGCCCCTGTTCGATAAATACCGAACCATTGTCAATGTTTGTTACTTCTAAATTAGCCATTATCTACTCCTAATAACTTTGCTACATCATTAGCCATTGCTTTATCGTCAGTATCTTCACTAGCTGCTGGAGTGTTTGTGTTTCCCACATTCTCTTCGCCTCTGTTTGCTGATTCTGTTCTCTTCATATGTGCCGCCATATACCCTGCGTTAACAGTTGCGCTCATTTGGGCACCATCTAGGATATTTTTAGTTGCCAGTTTCATATCGCCTGACGCCTCTCCCATTGTTATATGCGCTGCTACACGCTCCTGCTCTGCTGTTGTCCCTATTGCTACCGCTTCCGCGAATAAATCAGGGTGTTCTGCTTTAAGTTGTGCTAAATTCATTAGTTTAGTCTCCTTTTTTTCTTGGTTAGAGGTCGTTTCCGCCCCGTCTGTAGCTACTGCTGCTATATTATAACTTAAATTTTCTAAATTACAACCCCCTACACAGGCAGATAACGCCTCGATAGTCACATTTTCATCTTTAAGAGCTTTATTAACTGCCTCTTGTTGGAGAGTAGCGTATGCGATGGCGTCGTCTTTTGTGCGATTCTCGTCAGATTCTGACTCGGAGATACTATCTGCGAAACCGTTATCTATTATCTGCTGACCGAAAAGGTAAGTGTCTTCGTTCATCATCTCTAAAACTTCGGCTTTATCTTTACCTGTTTTCTTAATGTAGGTATTCGCTAACATTTCTGTCATAGACTCGAGAACTTTACCCCTCTTAGCCATTTCTCTATAGTCTCCGTACGCTCCACCTTGGGCGTTATGGATCATAAAAATAGTATTGTCATAAACTTGAACTTCATCTGCAGCGAGTGCTATTTGAGTCATCATAGATGCAGCATAAGATACTCTAGCCGTTATTTTACCGTTTTTGTAGTCTCTTATTTTGTTAAAAATAGAAACACCGTCGACTATGTACCCACCGCCTGAATTTAAATCAAGTGTGATGTCCCCTGTCGTGTTGTCGAGTTCCTCTGCGAACTCCCTAGCGTCGATATCCCAACCGACTACCCCGTGTAAGTTAATTGTTTTCATTTTAAAAAAGCTCCTCGTGTGTTGTAAAGACTCTAACTGTTACATTATTGCCCGCTAAATCTTTTGCTATTATGCCGAATATATCTCCTGCATATGCTACTGCGCCTATGTCCTCGGCGTTTACAATTACATCCCCCGTGTTACCCCCTCGGTTTGCGCCCGAGTAACTAACTACCTCATTAACTATCGGGAAACCGTCTGTAACTTGCACACTTGCACCTGCGCCCGCGGTGTGGTCATATTCTAGTACGCTGCTGTTGGTGTTTATGTCTGCAAAAGTAGCCGCCCCATTTAAAGTGTTGACTCCTACTATTTGGAATTGGACTTCGCCAACAACATTTCCCGCGGGTACATCTACAATAAAACTATACGCCAACAGTTGAGCTTTAACATTATTTGCTTTACCTTTAAATAGGTCTTTAGCTCTAAATAAAACCACAGTTCCAACGTTTGTCCCCGTGAGTGTCATTTCAGCCTGTTCTGGGGCTGTTCCGTTTACCATAATTTGATTAGGGAATGTAAAAGCTCGGTTACCTACATTAGAACCGTTGCCAATTACTCCACCATTCCAAGAACCGGCTTTAACATAAGCCCCGTTCTCGGCACTGATAAACATAGGGAAAACTGGAGTACTAACGTGTACATCTTCGAGTACCCCCTCTGTGTATACAGTATGTACTCTTTTCCAACCATTTAATCTAATCCATAGGGTAGGGTTAGCCACACCTAGGAACCCGAATGTAATCCTAAATATATTTTTCTTTGTGAAGTCTATAGCCTCGACCGGAATGTCGCCATTAAAAACAGTATCAAAACCTGCTGCGCCGTTAGATCCATATTCTAGACCAGCGTTTAGGTACCCGAAACTCGGGACACCTGCTGTTAATCTAAATACAAAACCGCTCTGACTGTCTATCGTCTTCGCTCCCGTTTCCCCGATACCCGACTCGTTATCTTCTTGGAATGTGAAATCCGCGAAACCAGAGTGACCTGGTCTGTATCTAATGGAGGCACGACTGTATATCTCAGCTTTACCAGAGGTTGGACTCGAGGCGAAAGCGTTAGAATTAGCCGCACCCCTTACGCCATCCCCTGTTACAGCGGGTAATCTCACATCGAACTGCTCGTCTAAGTAGTCGTACTGAAATTGTACAGATACATCGTCGTGCTTTTTAGCAGCTAGCGTCTCCCCGAAAGGGAAAACGAACTGTTTACCTCCTAAAGGCTCACTTCCTGCTCCCGCAGTTAGTCCGCCACCGTTTCCTACTATATTATTATCCATCATTTAACCTCTTTCATAGACCACAGAATCGAATATCCCTCTACTAAGCTGCCCTCTGGTGAACTCGACGGTGGCCTCTCTATGTTCATACTCCCGACCGTAAAAGTCCGAAACCTCACTTCTGCGTCAGCTGGCCAGTCGAACAGAAAAGACGGGAGGCTTACACTACCCTCTCCCGCTGCTGAGATCTCTGAGTCCCTGAGGGAATTAGGATTGTTAACCCATGTTGCCCCTCCGTCTGTTGAGGTTTCCGAATATACTCCTAAAAGTCGAGTCCCCCCTCCTAGTACATTAAGATGTAGGAACAGCCCCCCGCTCATTTGTAAGGCTTTACCTGAGATATTCTTAATCGAATTTCTAGCGGGTACGAACTCGAACCCTTTTAAAGCCCCCTCAGAGGTTAGACCCGTTAAGAAGTTCGGAACTGCCTCTGTCCCTACCGTAATACTCGCGACTATACTCGTAGCGGTAAAAACATTTCTATCTCCAGGGCGACCGTTACCGTCTCCTACTGTAGTACTCATACGCTTACCCTAACCTCTCCGGCTTCTTGTAAAGGCTGGATATACACATCTATAGCCGTTGACGACGATATAATAAGCTCGTCCTCGAAAGGTACCGCCTCTGCTAGTGTCGTCGGGGCAGGTTCGCCTGTCTCTCTGTAAGTTTGTGTGTATTTACTCGGTGCTGTGCTGGTTACATTGATAATACCTGCCGTTGCTGCGGTAGCTACTTTCGTCCATGTTCCCTCTGGGCATGGTACTAATACTGGGTTCGCCATCGTTTACTCCTCTTTCATGTTGTTTATTGCTTCCACTATCATATCGCCTGGGTTTTCGTCTTTAACGATTCCCGCGTCTATGAGTGGCTGCTGGGCTGCTGCGACTTGTTCGTTTTCACGGACTAACTGCTGCACTGCTTTACTAAATTTCATACCCGTAAGTTCACGCGTAGCACGCTCTCGGGTCATAAGCCCCTCTGCAATTAAGAGCTGATACGCTTTCGCCTCTTTAAGTAAATCGACATTCGGCTTAATAGCTCCCGACCAGTCCGCCAATACCCACGCGCCATAGATATCCCACGCCCCAACTGTTCGTCTAGCGTCTAAGAATCCGGGCATTTCGATAGCGCCTATTAGTGTCTCAGATATTAAGAACTCTTGATAAATTGGATCATTAAACGACTCGCCTAATTCAGTTCGTTTTCTCTCTAAATACATTTTAAATTCGTTTACCGCACCTCTACTCGCGGAGTAGTTGTTCTGGAACGCAAGTGTTAAAACTTCGGGAGGCATTTCGTTAGCCCACGCTACCGCGTTAATTATGGAAGCCTCAAAAACTCCAAAGTTTACATTTGGTCTACGCGTATCATAACTTACGGGCTCCTCGCCAGTTTGCAACTCTTGCATAATCATACCTGGCATATTTGTAGAGAATTGAACGTCTTTTCGCCCCTCGCTATCGTCTTGGGTAGTATGTATGTCTTTTCTAACGGCTCCACCTGTTACAGGGAGTGTCCCCATTTTGTCCTCGCCTTTTTTAACCCACATAGCTATCATTGAGTTAATTACAGCGGCTCTTTGCTCTGCGTCTCTGTATCGGTCTACTTCTTTAAGGGATTGAACAACTAATGCTAGTAGCGATTGCCCTCTTACATCGTCGACCATTTTCTCAGTACCATAAACCAGCCACGCTTGGCGTCTGCCTGTTCTTGCTCCTCGCGCAGGTACTCGTAAATGTTTCCCATTAGCTTGTTTAACATAAAAAGCCACATGTGTGTTTTTACTATCAAGTTCGACCCCGTGCTCTATCCTGTTGCCCCTTGCTTTAACTTGTCGAAGTAGGAGGTCAGACATTGGATTCTCTACGTGGTCGGCGTCTACCAGTTCGATATTTGGAAGTTTACTTTTCCCTTGCCGCAGGATTACTAAAACATCGCCTGAAACTATCGCCATCATACGCGCTTGACGTTGTATCGCCCCGAATGTACGCAGTTCGTTATAATCACACACTTCTGGAGTTTTAGCCCAGATTCCGAAACGACGCTCTACTGCTTCCGCCCAGTCTGCTAAGGTATCGGCCGGCATCCCTAAGATTCCCGCCTCTGGCGTTGCTTCCAGCGCTAACCCTTTGTTAATTTCGTTTGTAAGCAGCCTACGAATGAGACCTCTAGCGTAAAGGTTTTCTGTGAAAAGTTGTTTTGATCGTCTTCGTAGTTTTGGATAATCTACTACGCTGTAGTCTTTCGTAATCCCAAAGCCACTATAAAACTTATCACCGTCCCAAGTGTTACCGCTCGAATACCCGCCACTATTGTGGGCTTGATCTTGCAAGTCGTTTACTGAAATAACCGCGGGTGCGTTTTTCGGTAAGAACTTACTAAAAAATTCTTTTACCATGAGGGTCTCCCTACTACTGTTCCGCTACCCGTGAGCCTTGCTTGTAGCGTACTCAGTCGGTTATATAGTGAATCTAACGCTCTGTTAATTTGATTTACATTAGCTCTCGTTACCGTTTGGCGAGACTGTCCCGTGTCGAGTAAGTATGTTGTGATAGCGCCTGACATTATCCCGGCTGCGGCGTCTTCTAGCGCCACTATCTGCATTTTTGTAGCAGTAATACGCTCTTGTAGAAACGCTGTAGTCATATCAGCTCCTTATCTATTTTCCCAAAGTATAGCATATTTTCTTTTAAGTTTCGAAATATAACTCTTTTTTTTCTAAGTATTCCCAGAACTGGTCCCAGTCCACCGTTTTTAGTTTGAAGTGCTGAATACAGATAGACCACGCCATAACCTCAATAGCTGCGTGACCGTAGACAAGTAAATCCCACAATTCATTACGGGCGTTACCTGGTCTGTGCCAGTAGTATGTCGAGTTACCGTTCGGGTCTGTTTTCTCCCGTCGTGTTTCCACGGTTAATTCTTTCAACGCTTTATCGGGTAGGTCTACAGGTGCGTTAAAGTGGTAAGGCTTCTGTTCCCCTGCGTCTTCCGTCCACTCTCTACGCAATACTGGTGCCAGTCGGTCTTTGTAGTGGTCTACTGTGATGGTATAGCCGATAGTTCCCGACTGTGTGGTAAATTCTGAAAACTCCTTAACTCGATTTGACTTACCCGGACGGTCTCGTCCTAGAACAGGTACTACTCCCGACGCATAGTCTGCGCAAAAAGACACGACCGTATCATTCGCATAACCTGCATCAATGAATGTCATAACCACACGATACTGTTTACCGTCGTCGGCTGTGTATTTTCTCTCCTCGATAATCTCTCTCAGTTCCCCCCAGACTTTACTCGTCGACTCACTACAATCTTCATCCTCTAGGCGTAGGTATTCGATGATGTAAGGCTTGCTCTCCTTACTCCATCCCATCACAGCAACCGCTAAGAATGACTTATGTACATCGACCTGACAAGTGAGCAATAGTATCGGGCTACCGCTATGCTTAAGGGCGTAGTTATTCGGGATTTGACCCAACCGATACACAGGTCTACGGTGTAGCGACACGGTGCTAAACCTAACTTTAGAACCCATTACTTCGAACGGCTCAGCTAGAACATTGTTGTAAAATACTTGATACGCTGCGATATCTTTTACCCTACGCTCTACGGGGTCAAATGCACCAAGATATGCACCCACACTTTTGTACCAAGGCTGCATTCCAATAGGCGAATACAACGCTGGTAAGTGGTATGACCTAATACCTGGTTCTACCGGTCGAGCTGTTGGTTTCCAATGTGCGCCGTCCTCTTCCGAGAATAGTCGCTCTTTGTCATGCTCGAAGTGAGCCTCCCCACAGTTCTTGCATTGGTACTGCACAGATTCGGGAATCAATATTCCGCCGTCTGTTTCCCAATGAAACCCGCCTTTTTCATTTTCCCCGTACGACCATCTAAGCTCTTGCGGGTAGCTGCATTTTTTACAGAGTACTTGGTACTTACGTTGGTCGCCCCGTTGATATTGTTTCTCTATTTTTGAAGTGCCTTTGAGTAGTGGGGTAGATCCTCTGAATATTTTACGACGCTCCCAATATCCTGAACACCTATCGTCTGTAAGCTTGTCGGGGTCGCCGTCTCTACCTACCGTATCCGGCCAAGCGTCAATTTCATCTTTCAACATCACAGCAATTGAGTACATCCGCATTTTATTAGCGTTCTGCGCTCCCCCGGGTACTAGATATCCGCCACCCGACCATTGTAGGTGGTTCGCGGTTTTACCAGTTTTACGGCTATTACCCTCGTCGCTCGACTGGATTATGTCCCCGAAGCCCGACTGATTGATCATAGGCATAATATTATTTTCTATTCTAGCAGTAGCAAGCTCTTTATCTGCTGTTACAAACATACACGGAAGCGTCTTAACATGCGCCATGTAGTACAATAATCCTGACTCTAGTAGCGTTGTGTATGTAATTTGTACACCTTTTTTAAGATTAACTTCCCTAACGCTAGAGTCTACATCAAAACAATCGACTATCTCTCGCATATAGGGGTTAACATCGTAACGGATGTAGCCCGGCATAGAGGTAACTGACTCAGGTAGATATCGGTGTTCTTCGTTAAACCGCGAGGGCGAAACTTTGTGTATTTCCTCAGTAAGACCGCCTACTTGTTCGATTAGCCAGTCTAACCCTAGGCCTTTAATCTCCGACATTTTTTAAAGTCCTTTGTATTTTAGCTTTCGCCGGTCGGATGAATGAGGAGAGCTGTTCGGCTATAAATTTCTCTACGGCTTCCACATCTTTTCCCGCTCCAACCATAGCCACACTTCTACGGGCTATCGTTTTAGCTCCGTCTGTTAACATATTTCTAAAAGCCGAGTCCATGGGTTCGATTACCCCTTGCGAAATCAGCGCCCTATCGACTAGCTCGTTTCGGGCTTTAGCATTTTTTACCCGTCGCTCGTCGATAACTTCTATCTCTTTTAGGGCCCTTAGATAGTCTACCATCCGGTAATCCGTACCAAATATTGCGACAGCTTCTCGAATTGTTAAGTCTGCGAACTCTTGCATATTGTCAGGGACATCTGCAGGGTCGATGTTGTATAAGCTGAGCTGCTTCTTGGACTGTTTCGCTCCAGCTGCCCCCGAAAGCTTCGCCGTTTGAGCTTGGTCATTCGTGAAGTCCTCGAGGGGAATCGATTCGCCCCCGTTTACAGACACAGTTACCAAGGGTCCTTTTTGTGTTCGGTCGGCTAGGTACGCCGTAGCAGCTGGGTGGTTAGGATCAATTCGCATTTTACGACCGTCCCCTACCGTTGCCTTATGTAGCCCGTTACCTGGCTTACACGCTTTGGCTATTGCTGTCGGGGTTACCCCTGCTATCTTAGAAAAATCGGCTTTAGTTATTAGTTCTCTGTTTCCCATAGCCACAGTGTAGCGTAAAGAGGCTAAAGGTTGGCTTCGGAGTTCATTTAGGTTTCGAAACTTCAATTTGTGCGAGGCCCGCTCGGCTGAATCAAAAC